GTCCCCCCCACAATGGCGCCGCCAATGCTCATCCCCCCACCAATAGCACTTGCAGGATTAAAGATCACACTCATCGTATACTAGGGGCTCCGGCCCACCATATCGTCCCGCCCAGCGTCACACTTGCCGAACTATTGATCACAAACGGGTCGCCATCATTACAGCTGATGGGCAACTGAATAAAATCCTGCACCTGCGCCCCATTGGCCAGGAACGGCATCGGCCCAGTCACTGGCGACGCCCCGCTCTTATAAATCAGCGTGGAGGGAGCGCTAATCACAAAAAAGAATTGCAGGATTGCCAGCTTATATCCACTGATCGCAGGCACCACCACCTGGTCCCCGCTCCCGGTGAAGCTAATAGGGATCATCTGCACTGGCGTCCCTAAGGTCGTATCCACAATCATGGCGTCAACGAATACCAAACCATCACGGCCAATCCCACCGTGGCCCCGGTCGAAACCACACACAAATTATTCCCCGCAGGCAAGCTTATGTAGGCTACAGGCTGCCTATCAGCCGAAGGGGCTGTCGAGGTCACGCTAAAGGCGGGCGTCATCGTATTCGTCCCTACACCACAACTCGGCCCGGTCCCATACTCGAACTGGAACGTCGTCGAGGCTGTCTGATTGGACGTCACATGCCACCCGCAAATATTCACCGACGACCCGGTCACCCCGTTGATCACCAGCGTCGTCGTGGCCGTCACAGGGCTCGCCGTCGCGGTCCTATTACACAATATCTGATTGGTTGGCCCTGCTATGTTTTCAGCACGGCCCTGCGGGGCAAAAAGGAGGGCCGCAACCACGACTGGGAGGATGAATAACTTCTTCATGATGCGGCCCTCAGGTCAGGGGAGCTACTTGTGCGGGGTCACGGATGGTCCACCAGGAGGCTGTGGCTTTCCACCCTCCGATGGCCTCCACACCAAAATCCAACCGAACCACTCAGTGTAGTACCAGCTCCACCCCGGAGGCAGCAGCGAACCAGGGGGCATCACCGGTGGCACCTCCGGTATCTCCGGAGGTTTCGGCCATACCTCCGGGGGCTGTGGCGGCCACACCTCCGGTGGGTAATAGATCGGAGGGCTCACCACCCCACCCGGCGGTCTCACGATCGGATGGGCCGGAAACACCGGCGGATAATAAATCGGTGGGGCCACCACATTGGGCGGCGCGGGCACCCCATAACCCGGATCGACCGTGATCGCGCCCACCCCAGTAATCGTCACCTGTTTGGTCGTCTCACCATCGTTTATCGTACCCACAATGACAACTGATTGTCCTGCCATTCAAACCTCCTCTGGTTACCTGGCTTTGTACCAGGTGTTGGTGGAAAGGACGTACACGTACTGGACGCTCGCCCCCGCAGCCAGTGTACCAGCGGCAGTTGAACCTTGTATGGTCGACCCGTCCGCCGTTGCGAGAGTCCCAGCAGTAAATGCGCCGGCACTCCCGTTCACCCACACAAACGCCTGGCCATCATAAGGCTGGGGCGGCAACTGCACCGTCACCGACGTCGAGGCCGCAGTCGAAACCAGCAGCCCCACCGCATTCGTCAACACCGGGCTCAGCGTGCCCGTTGTCTGGGCCGTCGTCACGGGATTGCTCCCGCCCCTCAGCTGGGCCGTCGGGACAAAAATCGCGGTGCCCCCTGGCCCACCCACGGCCACCTCCACCACCTCATTTCCAGTCAGGCTCCGTGACCCAAGCTGCGTCTGGGCCAGCGCACTGAAAGCACCCCAAGTCGCAAGGGCGGCAATGACCGCCCCACCCAACCAGGCTTTTCTAGTCATTGCCCTGCTCCCTTAGTTCGCAATCACGATGCCCGGCGGATACCCACTCGAATACCCAGCCGAGGAAATAATCTGGTCCCACCGGTCCAGCACAATCGTGCCCTCAATCCCACCCGTGCCGGTCCACGTAAACGTCCCACTTGAGATAAAATTGAGTTGCAAATACCTTGGCACCGGCTGGCCAGGGACCGTCCGTGGCACATCAATATTGGCCAGGTACGCGCCCTGCACCCCAGCCGCCAGCAGCACCGACGGCCCGGTCCACATGGTCGTATACGACCCTGGCGTCCCAGACCCGCTGTCCGGGGCGCCCTGCAACTGGACCTGGATGCTCGTTCCGCCGGCCAGTGCCTGAGTGCACACCACCAGCAGCTTCAACGCGGGATCATCCCCAATGCCCATATCCCGCGCCCCACCTCCAGCCGCGCTGTTGGGGAGGCCCGCCACCACCCCCAGATCAACAATATTGCTGGCGGCCTGCGTTCCAGTCGTGGGCCGATCGGCATTCAATCCACCCGCAAAGGTGATTCCACCAGTGGCCCCATTGCTAGTCCCAGTGAACATAAGTGCATTATCGAGAATCATGGCTCACTCCTTTAGACCACTTGGGCCTCGTTATTCACTATCGCATCACAAGTCCGCACCGGAACGCCCCTAAACGTAGTCACGGGCTTCCCATCGAACTCCTCAATCCTAAGCAGCACATTCGTCTTGTTCATTGCCTGCAGATCCAGATAAGTCCGAATCACCCTGTTGCAGTAAATCACTGTCCGGCCCATATCGGCCCGCACCTCGGGCGTATCCGAAGTCTGGATCGACGTGGCCATTGTCGGGGCAGTCGGCAGCCTGTAAAGGCCACGAACCAGCAGATTGATCAGATTGGCCGCACTGACACCCGTCAACAGGGTCACGTCAATATTCGAGACCCTAACCACATAGCGCCAGTCCCTCAATGTCAGCCCTATCTCCCACTTAAAGTGGTCCCGATAGGCCTGATATGTATTCCCAGAGGAGTCCAGCACTGGCCACTCGCCCATATCTCGGTGCTGCAAGCCAGTTATCTTACCCTTCGGGAAGCTCGCATGAAGCGTGTCCGCGCCCCACACCACGATCCACAAACTCGTATTGGTATTGCTCGTTCCGCCACCATCCAGCACATTCGCGGCGGTCTGGCTATTAGCCGCGGTCTTAGTTGAGTAGCGCGGGGCCAATCCAGTGAACCTTTCAGGGTTTGTGAACTGATTGCCGTAGACTAGGGTGGCGGCGATCTGTTGGCTCATACCCTCCAGGAAGGCCCGCACCTCCGACAGCCTGAACTCAGCCGTGTTCCCATTCAAATCCGCGATATCCTTATCGATCACCGCATACGTCTCCAGATTGCCACACGTATCCACAATCTGAGCCGTCGTGCTCTTGGCATTCGGGACACCCTGATTCAGCAGCCGCCAAGTTGCCTGGGGCAGCCCGGTCCGCACAGTCGTCTTATGACCAGTCGGCAAATTCCCCTCGACAACCATCATATCGTCGAGGATCTCATTCGTCTGGGACAAAATCTCGATGATGACGGCAACTCTGTACCCATCATCCATTCGCTTCGCCCAGTCCGCATAGGTTAGGGCAGTCGCACCAATAGTGGCCATTCAGGCCTCCTACATAAGGGGTTCATTCTCTCTCTTTCTCCTCCTATTCCCCTCTGGGCTCTGCCGTTCAACCGCCATGCGGTGGGGTCAAGTTAGCTCGGTAAATTGGGATACAGTGTCGTCGCGGCCGTCCTTGGCTTCGCATCCGGGGCTTGCTGGCCCGCCTCACTCGGACCCTTCCCACTCACATGGTGGCCCTCAGTGACCTGCTGGGCCAACCTATAAAAGGCCCGCACAAAAGCAGGGTTATTGCCCGCGCCCGTGATGTCCATAGCCTGCCTAAAGTCCGCGGCGAGCTTCGGGTCCCCCAAACCATCAATGGCCCTGCTCACAGTCGCCTTCACCTCAGGCAGCCTCTTCCCAATCACTGGATCGGCCTTGATCTCGTCTACCCACTGCTTCTGCGTCTCGGTCCAAAGGTTAAAGGGGGCCTCCGCGGCCTCATTGGACTTGGCAATATAGAAGTCCATCAGCTTCTGAGCCGATGGCTGGTCCAGCCCGATCTCCCTAAACAACGAATCCACTTCCTTCCCCGTCTCCTCATTCATGGCATACCCGTCGGGCAGCTTGAACTCGTACTTCTCCGGCACCCCACTTGGATCGTTCTGGGTCTTCTCGTTAATCAGCGAGACCACCTTTGAGGGTGGCTCGGGCGCGGGCAGATCACTCTTCCGGGTCTGCTCGCTCTGCGGGGTCTCCTGTGGGGTCAAATCCTTGATCTCCCCACTCCCCGTCCTCGCCTCTTCGCTGTTCGGCAATGGCTGTGCTTCCTCGGACATTTGCTTCCCTCATCATCTGGACATACCCATCCGGGTCTGCTTGCATCACATCATTCAGCAACTGCAATCCCACATTCCGTTCCCCCTCCTTGAACGCGGCCTCATAAGCATTCAGACTGAAACTCGAGGCGAACACATGGCACTCGGCCAATCGCTCATAAATCCACTGTCGGCCTCCCACCGACGCCATAAGGCCCTTCGTCACCTCCAGCCGGGCCCGCTCGTCCACCCGGGCCTGCTTCTCAAGTCGCCTCACATCCTTCCTATTCGCCGCATTATAGAGGCTCACGTCCCACTCCCAACCATAAAGCACCTCACAACCGGCTTCCCGCTGATCCAGATGGGCCACACCATCGTCGGCCCCGCCAGATTCGGTTGGTGCAGCACCGCCTCATCCGGCACAGACACCCACTGGTCATTCAACAGCACCACATAATGACCGTCGCGCACCTGCCAATCTACATTACTCAGGACGCGCCCCTCGGCCCCAGAGCAGCACGGGCCCCTTCCGCTCTCCAGGCTATTAAACCAATCCTTCAAGGGTCCAGAGTCGTGCGCGGCAGCAGCGGAGAGAAAAGAGAGAGCAGAGCAAGCGGCAAGGAGGAGA